GCCAAGACCGGCGACAACACCAAGAAGATGCTGCTCGGCGAGTACGCGCTGACGGCACGCCCAGAGGCCGGGTCGGGCCTCCTGGCCGACCTCACCTAACCCGATCCCTCGCGCGCCTGGGGATTGGGCCGCGAGGGCTAGGCGACCCGTTCCCGCTCTGCGTCAACCTCCTCCTCCCTGGGGAGCAGTGGTCGAGCGGGTCGCCGCCTTTTTCTGGGGGCCGCCATGGCTGAGCTGAGCGACAACACCAATTGGTCCGAGACCGACGCCAACAACAACAAGGCCCCGCCCAACGGCTGGCCTGAAGGGATGATGCCGTCCGGCGTCAACGACAGTGCGCGCGGCGATAAGGGCGCGCTCAAGCGGTTCTGGGACCGCGCCAACCCGGTGCAGACGGTCAGCCCGGCGAGCGGCGTCTACACCTTCGCCACCAGCAACATCGCCTACCCGGCCGCCTACGCCACAGGCGAGGTCTTCTCGTTTCATGCCGGCGGCGCATCGGTCGGCGGCGACCAGTTCCAGGTCAACACGCTCGGCGCGCTGCCGATCTACAAGATCAACTACGACGGCACACTGGTCGCCATCCTGGCCGGCGACATCGTCGCCACCCAGCATGTCCGGCTGGTCTACCTGCCGACGCTGAATGCCGGGGCCGGCGGGTTCCTGCTGCTCGACCCGTACCTGCCGGCGACCGGCAATGGGGCCGGCTGGCAGGCCTCGCAGCAGCTCAAGCTGACGCCGCCGCAGGCGCTGGAGGCGCTCTCCATCTCGGCCCTCAACACGACGGCGGTTGGGACTTGGCCGGCCTTTCGCGTCATCACGGGGGGCCTGGGCGCGCCCGTGACGATAGCCTCGGGGCAAAACCCCAACGGCAGCTCGGGCGGCTACATCGGCGTCGGCGACGGCGATACCGTGACCGCCGGCAACAGCTCGACCAACCGCGGCACGCTCTACGGGCTGCAGATCGCCATGCAGCCCAAGGTCAATCACGGCGCGTACACGGACGGGATCATCAACCCGACCAGCGACGATGTCGCCTGCCTCGTGCTGGCGAACGACAGCCCCAACGGCTCCTCGGTTCTCACCGAGTGCATCTTTGTCGGCCGCGGCGGCTACCACACGCAGCACGGCCTGACGACCTACGAGTGGGGGCAAATCCTCGGCAACGAGGCCTATTCGATCATCTATATCGGCTCGACCGCGCACCACTATCGCGGCATCGACTTTGCCCGCGATGGCGCGACCCGCGCGGTTTGCACCGACTGCTTCTTCCACACGCCGGGCGGCAACCAGAACATCCTCAGCGCCCGCAACAACGCCGACAGCGCCGAGAACCGGCTCCTCTCGATCAACGCCAACGACCAGCTCCTGCTCGCGAACGGCAACCTGACGCTCTGGCAGCCGAGCGTGGGCGGGATGAAGTACTACAACGGTGTGCGCAGCCAGTTCGTCCTGGGCGATCCCAGCAACATGAACGGCAACATCATCTGCTACAACGCCGTCCAGAACGGCTACGCGCTCAACAACGGCAGCGTCCAGTGGGGCATGCTGATTGACCAGAGCACCAACGACTTTTGGATCTCGCTGGCCGGCACCGGCGCGCTCCTGGCGATCACGCCCGCTGGGCAGATCCAGCTCCCGGTCTCGGGCGGCGTCGCGCTCTCGATCCCCAACAGCAGCATCAGCGTCGGGCAGACGATCAACGGGGCCAATATCAACGCCAGCGGCAACGTCAATGCTGTCAATGTCAGCGCCAGCAACACGCTCACCGTCAACGGCCTCCAGCTCTACAACAACGCTGCTTACCTCTACAGCCCGAGCAATATGCGGACGACCGGGCTGGTGGTGGATGGCGACATCAGCATCAGCGGCAACATCGGCATCGGCCAGCTTGGCACCTTCCACGATATCGAGGCCGTGAACGACATCGTGGCGGCGGGCGTCTTTCGCCTATCCCCGGCGACCGGCACAGGCCTCAGGGGCGCGCGCATCGAGTGCTGGGCCGGCGGCGATTGGGACTACATGACCTTTGTGATGACCGGCGGCAGGCTGGCCGTCAGCCCCGATAACGGTCACTCAGGGTTCTATTTTAACAACGACGCCAGCTTCTCCGACGCCCGGCTCAAGACCGCCATCCGCGATACCCGCGTGGATGCCCTGGCAGCCATCCTCGCGACGCCTGTCCGCGCGTTCAAATGGAACGCCGAGGGCAAGAAGCTAATGCCGCGTGCCCAGCCGATGCCGATTGGCTTTATCGCCCAGGAGCTGCAGGAGACGATGCCCCTCGCGGTCGAGGCCTCGCCCTTTGATGGCGAGACGCTCGGCATCAATCACCAGCACCTGACCCCATACCTCGTGCGCGCCCTGCAGCAGCTCGCCGAGCGCGTCGAAATCCTGGAGACCAAATGATCGACCCCGACCAAGAGGTCGCGTGCTCGCTGACGGCGGCCGAATGGAACGTCGTCCTGGCCGCGCTGCAGGAGCTGCCGTTCCGCGTCAGCGCCCCGCTCATCAGCAAGCTGCGCCAGCAGATCGCCATCGCCGCGCCCGCCGCCTTCGAACAGCCCCAGCTCAACGGTGCCGAGGCCCATGGCCGAGAATAGCTGGCGGTTCCTCAGCCGCGACCCGATGACCGGCGCGGTCGAGTACTACAAGTACGATCCCGACACCGACCAGTGCATCATCCGCCGCAGCCTCGATGACGGCGGGATCATCGAGGCCAACAAGCGCTCGGCGCTCGATAACGACGGCTGGAACCGCGACAAGTCGATGCGGCTGGCCGCCCGCATCCCCTCCGATGTCCAGCTCCTCTGGCTGGAGAAGTACGGCATCCGCGCCTGGGATCGAAACCACAAGGGGGCGGTGCGCCGGCTACTGAACAGCTCGGAATGGAGCCACCTCCGCTACGGCCGGCACTTCATCATCTGAGGCGCGCCCATGCCCCTCGACAGCTACGCCAATCTGCAGCAGAGCGTCGCGGACTGGATCGCCCGGCCCGACGACCCGCTGCTGACGCCGGCCATCCCCGACATGATCCTGCTGTTTGAGGAGATGGCGCGCGACCGCCTGCGCACCCGGTTTGTCGAGAAGACGATCACCATCACGCCGCCACCCGACACCGACACGATCCCGCTGCCGCTCGACTACGGTGAGCTGCGGCACATGTACATCAACACCAGCAACGGGAAGCGGCACTTCACCTACCAGACCCCCGTCAACATGGATCAAAATTTCTATTTTCTCGATGGCTATCCGGTCGCCTACACCATCGAGGGCCTCAACCTGCGGGTCGTCGGCAACACCGGCTCGACGCCCGACCCGATCTACCTCGACTACCTCTCGGGCCTCACCGGCCTCAGCGACGCGACGCCGACCAACTGGCTGCTGACACAATACCCGAGCGCCTACCTGTGGGGCACGCTGACCCTGGCCGCGCCGTACATCGGCGACGACCCACGCATCCAGGTCTGGCTGGCGGCGCGCGAGGAGAGCATCGAGAGCATCAAGCTCGCCGACCGCCGGGCCAAATACCCGGCCGGGCTGATGATCCAGACCGACGCGAGGAACCCGTGATGCCGGGCCTCTGGGACGATGTCGTCTCGCAGGCCGACGCGCTCTGGAACGGCGGGCGCAATCCAATGGCGCTCAATCCGTTCCTGCCGCCCAGCATGTTGGACACCGCGCTGCGGCCATTCCTGGGTCAGCAGCAGGCCGCGCCATCTGATCAGCTCGCGGCCTATATGGCCGACCCGACCGCCCGCACCGACGCGGACATCCAACGCCGCGCCGCGGCCGGGCCGCCTTCGCTCGGTCAATCGGGCACCGATCTCGCTGATCTGGTCGCGCCCTATCTCGCTGGTGGTGCGCCGGCCGGTTCTGGCGTCCTCAGCGCTGGCGTGCGGGGCGGCGGCCCAGTCTTTGGCCCGGTAACCAGCTTCCCGGCGGTGCTGCGCCAGATGCACCTTGCTGACCCGAACGCGATCCCGCTGTACGGAGCAAGGCAGGAGGTGACGCTCCCGCCGCATATCCGCAACATGGACGACTTCGACGCCCTGGTACAGCGCAACGCCGATCTCGCCGAGCGCGGTCAAGTCGCCCGGCCCTGGTATCGAGACAGCGGTGAGGCGATCAATTACGCGACCGGCGGCGACCAGCCGTTGAACACCGCTTTTGCCGGCGGCCTGTCGCGCACCAGCCCCGGCACCGATGTCGCGTCGAACGCGACGCACGCGATCACGCTGCACAATCAGGCGGCGGTCGGCGACCCAATGACCGCTGGTCGGTTCCCGGTCGCAATGGGCGGCGATGTTGCCCGATACTACTACGGCGGCGAGCCTCCCGAGGGCGGCGTTAAGACCGGGCCGTTCCACAACGCTATCGGCTCGGGCGTCTGGGTCTCGCCCGAGGACATCCTGGCGACGCCGAACCCGCACACTCATGTCAACGACATCTGGAATATGCGGGCCAGCGAATTTCCCGGCCCGACCGGGCGGATCTATACCGACGCTCCCGGCGTCGGCCACAATGGAGGCCCGCCTCTGGACGATCTGGGGGCGCTCTACGAGGGCACGCCGACCGCCGGACAGCACAACTTCACCCGCATTGTTTCGACCGCCATGCTCCCCGAGCTGCAGCGCCGCACGCCCGGCATCGATTGGCTGCTGCCCGAGGAGCGGCAGGCCGCAAGCTGGACGGGGATCAAGTCCCTGGTCGAGGGCACGACGCCGGAAGAGGCTGGCAAGTCTTTCCAGCATGGTCTCCAGGCCAACTACGGCCAGGGTTCCTGGGAGAGCGCGCCCGGCACGACGACGGGGCATCTGCAGGAGTATTTCGACGCCCATCCCGACGTGCAGCAGGAATATCACGACGCCATCAAGAGCGTGCTCCTGGACGACCAGGGCCGCGACATCCTGGCGATGCACCATGGGCTGCTCACCGGGCCGGCGTTTGATGCGCCGGGCGCGTTTGAGGGCCGGGTAAGTCCTGGCACGCAATCCCAGTACGCCCTCGGACAGGCCCCTGGCGGCTGGCAGCAGGGCGTTGATCCGGCGTCGCGGCAGCTCGCGACCCGCACCGAGGTCACGCGGGCGCTGCTGCTCGGGCAGGACGCGGCGGCGTGGCACAAACCGACCTATGCCGGCGGCCCCGGCCTGACCGGGAAGAGTGGCGTCGCGCAGGCGAACATGGTCAACGCCGACATCGGTCGCCCGCTGACGCGGGATGAGGCCGCCGGCCTTTATGGCGATCTGACCGACCGCATGACGGCGGCCGGCGCGGAGGTGCCTGATTTCTTCAGCCCGGTCGGCCATCCGAGCGGCTTCCGGCTGCTCAACGTTCCCGAGGTGACAGGCATCTCAAATGAGCACTTCCAGCAGATCGCGCGCGATGCTATCAGCAACAAGATTGAGGGCGACATTCACGTAGGCGACGCCCACTTCGACGGCGACTATGTGCCAAACGATTGGAAGGAGAACCCCGGTGGGGAGAATTATCGATCATGGCTATCTGCCACCGGATCACCCGATCTACAAAGAAGGAGTAAGGAGCTACTCGCCGTTCTCGGGCCGCGCGTTGCTCAAGTCCAAGACGCATTCGCAGCCAAGTACGGGTGGACCCCCAACCGGGCTACTCGGTTCTGGGAAACCGACCCCGACCTCCAAGCCCACCAAGGAGCGGTAGTCCCTAGCCCGATCCGGCCTTGGGATAACCCGCCGGCCGTCCGCTCGCCGCCCAGGCCTCCCAAGGGCCTGCTGGAGCCAGAAGAATAGCCCGCCATCCCGGCGGGCTTTTTTATTGAGCTGCCCATGCCCCTGCTGCCCTTCCCAGAGTGGCTGCCGGATGGTGCCCCTTTTGGCAACCCCGGCACTGTCACTGCGCTCAATGTCGTGCCGCGCACCCAGGCGGCCTATGGCCCGTTCCTCGGGCCGGTGCCGTACTCGCCTGCGCTCCCGGCCCAGGTCTGCGGATCATATGGCTATCGCGACGCCGCGGGCGTGGTCTTCAACTTCTCCGCGACGATGCGTCACATCTTCCTGCAGCAGACCGGCGACCCGACCTTCGCCGATGTCAGCGGGCCGAGCGCGCCCTACAACACCGAGAACCCGCCCGATGGGTTCTGGTCGATGACCAGCTTTGGCAAGCGCATCATCGCGACCAACTACACCGACCCGATCCAGACCTACCTCGCCGGCACCGACACGGCGTTCTCCGACCTCTCGGCCAACGCGCCCAGGGCGCGCTACGCCGCCGTCGTCAAAGACTTCCTGATGCTCGGCAACACGGTCGATAGCCTCGATGGCGCGGTGCAGTACCGGCTTGGCTGGCCCGCCATCGGCGACCCGACCAATTGGCCGGTCTGGGGCAGCAATACCGCCATCGAGCTGCAGAGCGACTTCCAGGATCTGGTCGAGACCGACCTCGGCGAGATCACCCAGGTCGTCGGCGGCCACCTCTCCGCGGCCGATGGCGCGGCGTTCTGCGAGCGCGGGATCTACCGCATCCAGTACGCCGGCAGCCCCGACATCTTCAGCTTCCAGGTCGCCGAGGGCGCGGCTGGCACCGACAGCTCGCTGTCGGTCGTCATGCGCCGGCTGATCGACAGCAGCGGCGTCGCGCACGCGGTCTGCTACTACCTGGGCACAGACGGGTTCTATGCGTTTGATGGCACCAGCTCGACCAGCATCGGCGGCCAGAAGGTAGACCGCTTCTTTTTTGGCGACCTCGACGTCAACTACCTGCGCAACGTCCAGGGCACCTACGACCCGACGCGCAAGCTGATCTTCTGGTTCTACCACGGCCATGGGAATAACGGCCTCTTCAACCGCGCCATCGTCTTCAATTGGGAGCTGGGGCGCTGGTCGCTCCTCGACCTGACGCCCTACCCGGTCGAGTGGGTCGAGAGCACGACCTATTCGAGCGCCGGCTACAACCTCGACCAGATGGACCCGCTCGGCAACATCGACAGCCCAGCCTACCCGCCGGGCTTTAGCCTCAAGTTCAGCCTCGATAGCCGGGTCTGGACGGCCGGCAACCCGATGCTCGGCTGGTACGACGGCGCGCATATCCAGAACTTCACGACTGGCGAGGCGCTGCCGGTCACGATCTCGACCGCCGAGACCCAGATGTTCCCCGGCCGCCGCACGCGGGTGATCAATAGCCGGCCGCTGCACGACGCCCAGGTGCCGGCGCAGCTCGCGGTCGGCGTGCGCGAGACCACACGCCAGAGCGTCGTCTACCGGACGGCGGTGCTGGAGAACGTGCTCGGCGAGTGCCCGCAGCGCACGACCGGCCGTTACACCCGCTATCAGGTAACCCTGCCGCCCGCCTCGGGCGTCCAGTTCCTCCAGGGCGTCGATATTGTCGCCCGGCCCGAGGGCACCCGCACGATGGGCTTTGCCGCCTGATGGCCCAGGCCAATCTCGACCGCCCGCCGGTCATCCCGCTCGTGCCCTCCGATACCGGCAACGCACGCTCTACCAATGTGCGGTTTGCCGGCGCGATCAACCAAGCGCTGCGCGGCACCATCGGCGCGACCATGGGCGTCACGCTCGCGGTCAGCGACACGGCCTCGACCTTCTCTGACAGCCGGATCGGCCCTTACACCTTTGTCGGCCTGATGCCGGCGACCGCCAACGCCGCCGCCATCCTGCCGAGCGTGTGGATCGAGACGACCAAGGGCGCGGTCACGATCCACCACGCCAGCAGCCCCAACACCGACATGCAATTCGTCGCGCTGTTGATTGGATAGCCTCGGCAGCGCCGACATCGCTGTCACGTTGCCGTCGCTCGATGAGATCGCCCGCTGCTGGCCGATCCTCGAGCCGATCCTCGCCAGGGCCACCAAGCGGGTCCGCGGTTACGAGCCGATAGACATCTTCCGCCTCGTGATGGCCGAGCGCATGGGGATGTTCGTCGTCCGCGACGCCGGCCGCATCGTCGCCCTGGCCGTGACCGAGCCGCGCCAGTTCCCGCGTTGCCGGGTGCTGGAGGTGCCCTTTGTCGCCGGCTCGGGCCTGCGGCGCTGGTGGCGGCCCCTCCTCGATGCGCTCGACGCCCAGGCCGAGGCGCTCGGCTGCGTCGATCTCTGCGGCTGGGACCGCAGGGGCTGGGCGCATTTCGGCTTCGACATCGCGGGCGTCGCCCTGGTGCGCCGCATCAAGGACTAGGCCATGACCAAGTCAACGCCCAGCACGAGCACGACCGTCAACACGAACCCGGTCGGTCAGATGCAGGCCGGTTACCTGCAACCGCTCTACAACAACGCGACCTACCTCTCTGATGTCAACGCCGCCAACCCCAACGGCCCGGTCGGCCAGAACTACCTGAGCCAGATCCAGAGCATCGCGCAGAACGCCGCGGATATGACCGGCTGGATGGGCGGCGCGCTGCCGGCCAATGCCGGCGCTGCCACCAACGCCATGCTGACCGGCAACTTTGGTCAGGGAGGCTACGCCGCCGGCCCGCAGATCGGCCAGCTCACCGGCATGGGCGGCAACGCAGTCAACGCCGGTAATTATTTTGCGAACCAAGTCGGCGGCAGCGCCGCCTACACGCCAACCGCGGTCGCGCCTTATGCGTCGGGCCTGACCAACCTCGCCGGCCAGTACGGCGGCCTCACGGGGGCCGGCTATGGCAGCTATGGCGCGCTCAACAGTCTCGCGCCGGGCGCGCTCAATGCCGGGCAGATGACGGCCCAATCGCTCTATGGCCTCGCCCCGCAGGGCATGAGCGCCGGCTGGCCCTCCGAGCAGCAGCTCATGGCGAACTCGGGGATGGCGATCTCGGGGAACCCGGTCTTCAGCTCGGGCCTGATGGGCGCGGCGTCGGGCCAGTACATCAACCCGCAGAGCAACCCGGCCCTGGCCGGCACGATCCAGAGCGCCACCACGCCGCTGGTCAACCAGTTTATGACCGCGACCGCGCCGCTCACGACGAGCGGCTTTGAGGCCGGCGGGCGCTACGGCTCGGGCGCGATGACCAACGCCCAGGGTCAGAACCAATACGCGCTCGGCCAGGGCATCAGCAACGCGATCTCGCAGATCGTCAACAACAGCTACAACACCGGCCTCAATGCCATGCTCGGGGCCGGCTCGACCCTCGGCAGCACCTACAACACGGGCGTCGCGAACAGCAATCAGGCGCTCGCCAACGCCGGCCAGCTCGGGCAGAGCGGCGTGCAGCTCACCGGCAACCTGCTCCAGGGCGGCGGCGCGGCGCTCAACACCGGCTACGGCACCGCCGGCAACCTCTACGGCGCGGGCGCGGGCGCGCTCAACAGCCTCGGCGGCACCGGCCTCGGCGGCGCATCGAGCAACTACAGCAACGCCGGCAATCTCGTGCTCGGCGGGCAGAACGCGCAGACCCAGGGCCTCGCCTCGGCCGGCGGCGTCGCCAATCAGGGCTATAGTGTCGGTGGCGCGCTCCTCGGCAACGCCGGCAATCTCGCGAACACCGGGCAGATCAGCCTCGGCGGCCTTGCCCAGGCGGCCCCGTCGCTGGCGGATTACCCGATATCGCAGCTCTCGTCGGCCTTCAACACCAACTGGCTGCCGGCGCAGAACGCCGCCGCGATCTTTGGCTCGCCGATTGGCGGCAACACGACGCAGCAGACGACGACGCCGTACTACACCAACACGGGCCAGCAGGTTATGAGCGGCCTCACCTCGGCCGCGACGATTGCTGCGCTTCTCAAGATCTAGGAGAGGGCCATGGCGGGCATCTTGGGCGGCGACAGCACTGCCGGCCTCATCAACCCCGATCAGGCGGCGCTGGAGCAGCAGCAGGGCTGGTATCCCCGCCCCGACATGGTGCTCCCGACCGGCGTGCCGAACACCCAGCCGCAGGGCTACAGCAATCTGACGCCGGCCCAGACCAACGCCGTCAACCAGCTCGGCTACTACACTCAGCCGGGCGCGGGCGGCGACACGCTCTGGGACAGGCTCAAGGCCGGCATCGGCAGCGGGCAATTGCAGGCCGCGCTCAAGGACGCGGGCGGGGCATTCCAGACGCCGCAGGCGCTCGCCAATCGCCCGCTGCCACCGATGCCGCCGCACCAGGGCTTCCCCCTTATGAACCCGCGCCACAACCTCTACACCCAATCGTACCTTGACCCGCAGCGGGCGCTCGCGCAGTTGAGAGGGCTTGCCTGATGGCTGACCAACCCGGCCTGCTTCCCCAGCCGCAGCAGCCGCAAGACCAGGGTCTGCTCGGCGGCCTCCTCAACTGGCTGCCAAAGTACGACCCGGTCGCGGCCTACCAGGGCGCGCTCACCGATCCGGCAACGCAGGATGCGCTGCGCGTGCGGGCGCTCGGCGGCATGGCCCAGGCCATGGGCCGGGCAGCGATGCCGGTGCCGTATAAGGGCGGCATGCCATGGGGCAGCTTTCTCGGCGAGGCGGCCGGCGGTGCGGTCAGCGGTGAGGACGCGCTGATCAACGCGCGGCTGCAGAACGCCCAGGCCGAGAACCAGCGGATCACCGGACTGCTGTCGCAGCAGCGCCTCGGCTTTCTGCAGGCCATCGCGCCCCAGGCCATCGATCAGTATCTGCATCCCGAGAAATATACGGGCGCAGCCGGCGCTGGCGGCCAGCCCGGCAAGCCGGGCGCGCCCAACCTGATGGATCGTGCCAGGGCGGCGGCCGGCGGGATCGGCGGCGACAACCTCTACAGTTTCCTGCGCACTTTTGATTACCCAGGCGTCGCGCCGGCAACGCCTCAGGAGGCGGCGTTCCTGACCGGCAACGCCAAGATCGAAAGCAGCTTCGCGCCCGATACCGAGCACGACGCCGCGTTCCTGCGGTCGAAAGGGCTGCCGCCCGGCTACGGCCTTTGGGGCGACAATGCCGACCGGCTCGCGGCGATGCGGAAGGACAGCGGCGTCGGGCCGAACGACCCGGTGCCGTGGCAGCAGCAGGCGATCTGGCAGCTCCAGGAGCTGCGCAAGTCGAAGCAGGGCGCGTCCGTCAACGCCGCGACGACGCCCGAGCAGATGGGCAATCTGTCGATTGATTACCTGCGGCCGGACACAAAGCAGAATGACGGCTTCCGCGCCGAGCGCGGGGCCGCAATCGGCGCTTACATGCAAAGCCCGCCGGGCACGCAGACCGCTGCTGCGCCGCCAGCGCCCGCCGCTCCTGCCGAGCCGCCAATGGCACCGAGCGCGGCACCGCCGAGCCTCCTCTCTCCGCAGGGCGCGGCCCGCGCCGCCAGCTCGGCCGCGACGCCGCAGCTCATGCCGCCACCGGCCGCAGCTCCTCCCGCCGCAGCGCCGCCACCGGGGCCGCAGGGAGCATTGCCCGGCCGACCGCCGCCAGGCCTCCTTGCCATGGCCGCGCCGCAGACGATGAACGATGCCTCGTCGGCCGCCTCGCAGCTCCTGGGCGGCCCGGCCGGTGCCCAGCTCGCCCAGGCCGGTGGCGGTGCGCCGCAGCCCTCAGCCGCCTCGCCGGCCCCGGTGCCGCACACCGGAGCGGCCGGTGCTGCCGAGCTGCAGGGCCTCATCAACCAGCCGCCGCCTGCGGCTGCCCCAGCGCAGCCCGCTGGAGGCCCAGGAGGGCCAGGAACGCCACCGGGCGCTGCACCCGTACCTGCCGCGCCTCCCATGCCTCCAGCGCCTCCCAGCGCGCCTCCTGTGCCTCCGATGCCGCAGCAAGGGCCGATCCCCGGCGCGCCGACGCCCGAGCAGATCGTCCGCTCCACGGCAGCGACAAAACTTTTCCCGTTGGTTGGCATCCCGGTCTCGCCGCTTGACGCCGAGATCGCCAAGTATCCGATGGCCGGCCCGACCGCGCAGGCGACCGCCGCCGGCACCGCAGCGGGGCAGGCCCCTTACAATGCCTACAACGAGCAGCTCAAGGCGCAATACCAGCTCTGGGTCGAGCAGAATAAGCCGCAGATCGTGCGACCCGGCAGCTATGTCCGCGACCCGACGACCGGCCAGATGGTCTGGAACCCCCCGGTGCAGAAGATCATCGACCCAAAGACCGGCGCGGAGTGGAGCTATTACGTCTACCCGCCCGCTACCGCGGACGGCCTCCCGCGCTGGGTTCCTATTGGTCAGACGGGCCTGGGGCCGGGAGCAACATCAAGGGAGACGACGCGCGGCCGGATCGGGGCCGAGAACGAGCCGGTGCCCGCGCCGCAGCAGCCCGCGCCCGCGCCCGGCGCGCCGCAGTATCAGGGCACGCGGCTCACTGGCCCGATGGACGCGCCGACCTCGCGGAGCGCGATGCCGAACTACCGAGAGCCGCTATGGACGGAGAAGCAGCTCAGCGACAACGGCAAGAACTGGGCAGATGGCAGCGCCGAGCTGCAAAGCTCTATCGGCCTGGGGCAGTACGCCGAGCAGCGCCTCCAGGTCATTGCCCAGGCCTACAAGATGATCGATACCGGGGCCTGGACGACCGAAAAGGCTCAGTTCAACGCCCTGCTCGGCTCGGTCTTTGGCGATGGCGCAAAGCAATTCTTTGCCGCGTCTGACCCGACCGCTGTCGAGGGCGCGCTGCATGCGATGTATAAGCAGACCCTCCAATCGCTCGCTGCCGTCAACAAGCGGTTCACCGGCCAGGAGTTCAAGATCAACGCCGAGTATGGCGAGAACCCCAATGTCCAGCCGGGGGCCAATCTGCAGATGCTTGCCGACGACATCGGCGTGCTACGCCAATCGCGCGCTCTCGCGATGGACTGGTCGCAGGCGCAGCAGCGCGGCTACCAAGACCCGCAGATGTTTGAAACCAACTGGCGAGGGATGAAGGAGAACCAGCTCGGGCCGATTGTCGAGGGCGTGAAGAGGGAGATTGGCCCGCTCGGCCTGAGCAACCAGCCGCAGACCATCCCCTCTGATCTACCCAAGGGCACGACCTATGGCGGCGTCCAGAACGGACGAACCTATTACGTTCTGCCTGACGGAAAGACGACCGTCTGGGGTAAGCAGCAATGACTGACATCCCGCCCGGCTACGAGGCGATGACGCCCGATCCCACTATGGTGCCGGGCGGCGGCGCGGACCTGTCCAACTTGCCGCCCGGCTATGAGCCTGGGCCGCCACTGCAGCAGCCGCAGACCTTTGGTCAGTCGCTGCGCGACGCCGGCAACATGACTGGGACGATGGGCATCAATGCGGTCTCGTCGCTCGTCGGCATGCCGCACTTGGCGGCATCGTTGGCCGACAAGGGCATCGATTGGGTCGGCAGCCAGATCAGCCCGAGCTACCAGGGCGGCCGTCCCGGCATGATGACCCGCGCGACGCCATCCGCGCAGGATGTCAGCAAGAACCTCTTCGACCTCACGAGCTATCTCAGTCAGGCGACCGGCGGGCAGCCGGTGCAGCCCTACCAGCCCAAGAATGCCGCCGAACGGGAGACGATGAGCCTTGGCACGGCCGGCCTCGCCGCTGCCGTGGGTGATCCCAGGACAGCGCTGTCGCGCGTCACGAGCGCCCTGACTGGCGACGTTGGCTCACAGATCGCCAGCAAGATGGTGCCCGGCTCGGCCATCGCGCCCTATATCGGCGCTCTCATCGGCGGCAGCGCGGCGGGCCTTCCCTCTGCCGCAATGAACCGCTCGCTGGCGGCCATCCCCGGTCTCGGCACCGAGACCGAGGTCACTGCCGCCAATCGCCGGCTCGGCATCAACAACTCGCTGATCGGCGACGCCAGCCAGTCGCCGACGCTGCAGCTCATCCAGAACACCGGGGCCAGGATGCCGGGCGGGGGCGCGATCCACGAGGCCCAGCGCGACGCGATAAACGAGTGGAGCGACGCCCTGGAGCACACCGCCAATGGCCTCGCGCCGCCGCGAGACGCTGTCCAGGCCGGCACTGCGCTGCAGACGGCGACCCAGAACTGGCTCGACAGGTTCCGCACCGATAGCCGCGCCGCCTATCACGCGGTCGATATGCAGATGCCCGGCACGACGCCCGTGCCACTGCCGAATTACGCGCGCACCTTGACCGATGTCCGCAGCAATATGGCGTCAATGCCGGCGACCGCCGAGACGGTGACGCCGTCCCTGTCGCGCAACCTGCTCGATAACCTGATCAGCGATGCCCAGCACGGCACGCCCGATTGGCAGGCGGTCAGTACGCTCCGCACCAAAATTGGCGAGATGTTGCAGAACCCGCCGCTCGTCGGCGATACCAGCCGGGCCGAGCTGGAGCGCATCTACCGCTCGCTCACAGGCGACATGGGGGCAGCCGTTGCCCAGCGCGGCCCCGCAGCTCAGGCCGCCTGGGACACGGCGACCGACCTGACCCGCAACGGCCATGACTTCATCAACAACACCGCATCCCGGCTGCTCGCCCCGCGCGGCGGCATCAAGCCCGAGCAGGCGATCTCGGCAGCCTTTGGCGACGACGGTACGACCTTGGCCTCGATCCGCCAGCAGATGCCGCAGGCCGCCGATGAGCTGGCCGCCTACAAACTGCGCGATGCATCGCTCGCAACGCCGGGCCGGCAGAACGCCACGGCGACCCGCACCTCGCCAACGACATTCGGCACCGATATGTCGAGACTGCAGCCGACCGCGCACGATGCTCTCTTTGGCGCTGACCCGGCCCTGGCGGCTCGCGTGCAGGATCTGCGTACCTCGGCCAATTCGATGGCCGAGACCGAGCGCCTCCTCAACACGAGCGGCACGGGCGCGCATGTCGGCACGCTCGCCGCGGTCGAGGGCGGTATGGAACTGATCCCCCGGCTCGCCGAGGCCTTCGCGAACCCGAGCGTTGCTAACTTTGGGAAGGTCGCTGGTGCCGCGGTGCCGCTGGCCGCCGGCCCGGTGCTGAGCCGGATCGCGACCAACCCGTTCCTTGTGAACGCCTACTCGAAAATTCCGCCCTTCATGGCGCAGAGCGCGTCAGGTCGCCGAGCCGCTGCCGTTGGCTATCCGGCCCTGACCGGCGGCCTGCTTAGCCCGTAGGTGGTCAAGGTACTGCTCGCGCGTCCAGGGCGTGATCGGCTTCCTCGGCCGCCTGGACCGCGGCACCGTCATGCAGAAGACGCCAAAGGCCGCCATCGGTGCCCAAACAATAAGGGCCTCCAGGTGCCCCAGCCCGGCGGTAATAAAGAGGCCAAAGCCGATCCACAGAAGCCAACCCATCAGAACCATCCCGTCGCCCGGTAAACCCGGTAGAGCCAATAGAGGTTGAGGAAGGCCAGCAGCACCCAGCACCAGCCGACGACCGCGAGGATGCGGCCCAGCTTAACCTGGGCCTCAGCGAGCTGCCACTGCGCCCGCCCGAGGCTGGTCATCAGTGCGAAGAGGTCGATCAGCGGCGAGGTGCCCGGCACCCAGCCCGACAGGCGCGGGGCCTTGTCCCAAGGGTTGTCGCGCGGCTCACGCTTGCGCCAGGGCAGTCTCATCATCCCTCCGATGCCGTCACCAACATAGGCATACGTTGATGGACGATCAACCCCAGGGCGTCGTGGCGCAGGGGATCGATTTGCTGGGCAAGCTTGGCGGATCGTTGCCTCCGGTCTTCCTCATGCTGCTGCTCATCAACATGCTGTTCCTCGGCCTCGTGCTCTGGTTCATCGATGATCAGATCCAGCAGCGCACCGAGCTGGTCGAGAAGGTCATCGAGCATTGCCTAAAATAAGAAGGCCCCTCGAAAGGGGCCTCCAGGTGCGCTAGCGTGCCGATAGTCTAAGGAAATTGTCTCAGGCCTTGATTTTGCTGGGCCTCGATAATACGGGCATGACTAATTTTGTGCCCATTTGCCCAGGTTTCCTGCCGTTTTGACAATTTTCGGCGCTTTTTGACAGGTTTGAGACAAACCGCCTAATCGGCGGCGTCTTTGGCGGCCTCGGCGAGCATAAACAGCTCCTTCTCGGCCTCCAGCGTGTAGAGCACGACCTCCTTAGGATCGGTCCACCCGTACTTGCCCATGAGCTGCGCCTGGGGCCAGCTCTTGAGGCAATCATCGCACGCGGCCCGCTTGCGGACGCCATGCGCCGAGTAGCCCTCGGGCAGGCCGGCTGCGCGGGCCGCCTTGGTGAACCATTGGCTAAAATGCTGGTTGCGCCAGCCCTCGTCGGTCTCCTCGTCGGTATCGCCGCAGGTCTCACCGATGGCGTACCAGGGCACGCCGCTCGGGCCGCGCAGGATCGGCTCAAACGGCCGGTCGGCCGGGGCAGCGAGCGGGCAGGCCGCGATGGCCGCGCGCAGCTCCTTGCTGAAGAGCGGCATCCCTTCGCTGCTGGTCTTGCGCCGCCGGTAGCGGATGATGTTGTCCGCGCCGACCCATGACCGGCTAAAGCGGATGACATCGGCCGCCGACATGCCGGTGAGCAGCATGATCTCGAAAGCCAGCCGCTCCATCGTGCCCATCGGCCAGTGCGCGCGGAACTGGTCAACGTGCGCCTGCTTCCAGGTCTTGTAGTGGCCCTTGGCGACTTTGCGCGCGACCCGCTTCTCCAGCCGGACGCCGAGGACCGGGTTGTTCCGCTTCTTCAGCAGGCCCGCGCCGATGCGCTCGGAGAAAAAGTGCTGGAGCGCGACCAGCAGATTGCGCGCCGCTGCCGGCGTCGCTTCGCGCGCCGCGAGCCACTTCTCGACGGTCTCGTCGGTCAGCTCGGACAGGACGCAGTCGCCATACCGCTTGCCGAGGGCATTGAGGATGTAGCGGCGCTTCTCGCGCGTGCTCGACCGCATGGTCTGGAACGCGGGCGTATCGAAATACCGGGAGAGGGCGGCACCCAGCGTGTCGCCCCTCTTTTTTTTGTCCTGCGCCGGCTGCTCGGCCTCCTGATCGAGGTAGACCTGGAGGGCGATCTTCGCGGCGTCCTGCACCGGCTTGGAGTAGCGCGGGCCGTTGGGCAGCTTGACCTCTGGGTGGCTGCCATAGCGCAGGCGGTTGTAGGTCGTCGGGCCGTTGGCCCCGTTAACAGTCCAGCTCTTGATGTAATCGCGCCCTGACTTTGACGCGGGCTTGCTCAAGGTCTTCATCTGCTCGTCTTTCCCACTCGCTAGGCCGTTTGGCCTTGTTCGCGGCAATGTTGCCGTCAGCAACATATATCGCGATGTTGCCTTCCCGATCAAGCCCTACTTTTGCGACCTTTTTGCCAGCGTTTTCCACGGCCTTTACGGCAGCCGTGACATCGCGCTGTCTAAAGTGCAGGGGGCCTCGGGGCATCATCCGTCTCCTCGTGTTCGCGAACCGGCGCGAGCAATGTCGCGCCACGTTTGGCGGCGTCGCGCTGCTCGGCGCGCATGACCTCGCCCATGCTGCGGTGGCCGGGCAGCGGGAAGCAGGGCCAGGGCCGCGGTCGTGCCGCCCTGGCTGGGCCGACCGCCCAGTGCCGCAGCAGCTCAGGCATGGCCGACGACATCGGGCTGCGGCGTGGCCTTCACCAGCAGTTGCTCAGCGATGTAGAGCACGATGACCTTGGCGGCGTTGGTCAGCCGCTGGTGCGCGTCGGGATCGAACCGCTCCAGGTTCTTGCGGAAGTACTCGGCGACGCCCTCCTCGGTCACGCCCGGCGGGACCAGCCCGCTGTCGCTCGCTATCAGCCAGCGTGCGATGACCTCGTACAGCTCGACCTTGGCGGTCATCCGCACCTCGTGGCCCTGATCGTCGTCGTGGGCCGCGGCGTGGTACAGCATCGGCTCGCCGCAATCGGGGCAGCGCGGTCCCTCGGGTTCCGGCAGCGCGTCGTGCTCGCGGTCGAATTGCGCCTCGACCGCCGGGTCGTCGCTGCCGGCGGCGAGACCCGAGACCAGCACGCGGACTGGCGTGCCCTGGTCGGTCTTGCCCTCCCAGACGCGGCCGGTGCCGAGCGGTGAGCTGCTGATGCGGGTGGTCGCTTCGATGGTCAGCTTCATGCGATCTCTCCCTGGGCCGCGAGGACATCCTTGGGCACGCCGAGCAGCTCGGCGCAGTAGGTCAGTACGTCTTCCATGCTCTGGTTGAAATCATCGCGGCCCATGGCCTTGTAGCTCTGGCTCTTCGCCGTCCAGACCCGCAGCAGCGGCCCATCGGCGACCAGCACGGCATAGCTGTCGAATGGCCGGCACCAGCGGGCCAGCTCCTCGGCGCGCTCGCGGCTCTCGCAGGCCAGGACGCGCTCGTCGCGCCACCCGGTGCGGATCAGAGCGTGCTTGCGGAGATGCTCGGGCGTCGGCCATGCGTCGCTGGCGAGCGATTGCCACGCCTCGTGCAGGCTCGCGAAGTAGGCCCGGTGCCGGGCGTAGCTGCGCTCGTGGTGCGCCTCCAGCAGGTACTTGTGGTCGGGCACAAACTGGTGCTCGGCCAACTCGGGGCGCATCGGCACCATGACTGCGCCGTTCCAGCGATACCAGAGCGGGTCG